CTAAATATACTAATACTACTGCTCCACCAATAATTAATAAATTCAATGGTTTTGATAAAAGGTTTTTTATTGAATTAGGTTCTGATTGACTAACTTCTGCGCTTTTTAAAACTTCGTCAACTTTTTTAATTTCCGTTGTTGCTTTTGTTTGATAGATGTTATTAGGTATGCTTTGAGTTGTTTTTCTAAATAAAGTGTCAAAAGAAAAATCTAAAGGAGCTTCATCGTAAATTGAAATTTGAATATCTTTATTTGTTACTGCGTCAATTGTTGCTTCTTCGTCAACATCAAATCCATTTTTGTTAATTATTCTATAATGAACTTTATTGGAAAAATTTTTTCCTCTTTCTACTACATTTGTAACATCAAAATCAGATTCTAAAATTATTCTTCTTGGATTATTATCATATTCTCCTCTTTTTATATCTAATGGACTAATTTTAAATAAATGACCCATTACGTTATCGTAATATGTAGATATTTTTACATTTTTAAATTCAGTACCTTTTGGTATTATTACATTTTTTCTTTTAGCATTTGTTTCCCAATTGCTTTGCGCACTCATAAGTTGACTGCTAATATCTCCTGCAAATTGACTCATAACCTAAAAATTAAATAGTTTCGTATCTCTTACCTAACGCTTTTTTAACGTTTAGTTTTACTTCCTCTACATCTCCAGCCATATTATCAAATTCCTCTAATGTAGGAGTTTCGTCAAGGCTTTTAATTGCTTTTCTGTAATATACGATTCCGTATATAGACATACCAACTAACAAAATACTAATGACAATATCTTTGACGTTCATTTTCTGTTTAGCAATGCTTTCCATAGCTCCGCCAGATTCCATTTGAGGAGCTGGTGCTGGAGTTGGTGCTGGTGCTGGAGTTGGTGCTGGTGCTGGTGCTGGTGCTACTTCTGGAGTAGCTATTGCTGGTGCTTCCATTTATTTTATTTTTTTTATTGATATTAAAATTAATGCTAATCCTACAACACCACCTAATCCTGCATAAACTTCTTTATGCGCTTGTAAATATTGTTTAATGTTACTTGGTTTTGACGAACTTGTGTTTGTCGGTTTTGATTTTGGAGAAATTATTACTGAATCCAGTAATATTGCATCTTCTTCCATTTTTATTGTTCTACCTTGCAATTCACTCGCTTTGTAGTATTGAGGTCTAAAACCAATATAACTAATTCTGAATTGAGAATCATTTTCTATAATATCGCTCTCTAATTCAAAATCTCCGTTTTCATTGGCGGTAGTTCCAAATTTGTTAGTTTGGCTACCAGTTACAATAGTGATATTAGCCAAATGTAATGGCTCGTTTGCACTATCTAAAACCTTTCCGCTAATTATCATACTTTACCTCCTTTAATTCGTTGAATAGTGTACCAATTTACAATCGCTCCTAACGTAAAAGAAACAATACCTACTATAACAAAAACAGTTGATAAGTGCTTATGAATTTGCGTATTAACTTCTTTTTTAACTTCCGTTTGTTCTGTTTTATTTAGTTCTTCCATATTTATAATATAATGTTATTCCTAAAATCAAAGATACCATTCCGATTATAATTTGATTTTTGTATGATTTTATTGCTAATGAGAAACTACCGTTATTAAGCCATTCGCTTGGTAGTTTTTCTAACATAACTTTCTTCACTTCCCAAACTCTAATTTTGCCATCTTTAAGCACTCTAAAAGCAGGATTTGAATTATAAATGCTTGATGCGCTATTCCCACTACTTTGGATAACCCAATCATCTGGCTTACCTATCGCTAAAGGAAAAAATACTGCGAAATAAACATCAATATATGTTAAGAACTTGCCCTTGTATGGTTTTAAATACTTTTCTACATAATCCAATTGTTGTACAGCAGTCATTCCTTTTAATGCACTTGTACTTGTTCCTAAAGATTTAGCCGTGCTTGGTATAAACTGAATAAGTCCAGTAGCACCAATGTTATTAGTTATGCTTGGAGAAAATGTACCTGCGCTCTCAAAATACATAATAGCCATAAGCCAATTAGGGTCAATGCCTAAATTTGCTGATATTTTTTTTACCTTTTCCACAAAAGCACTTCTATAAGAAGCAGGAACTTTGTTTTCGTATATTAAAGCCATATTATAATTCGTTCATTTTATTTTCAAAATACAATTGAACAAAGCCATTTCTGCCCAACATTTTTAGCAAGTAGTTTCTGCTTTCTAAAGCAATAGACCTATTATTAACCATTGACAAAGTTGTAGGACTTCCTTTTATTTTGTCTTTACTTCCGTAATATCCAGTATTGTAAGAAACCATTACTTTGTTTATTGGAGAAGTTACTCCATTTGAATATGCTTCTAAAAGCCATCTAATGTTTGCTACACCAATAGCAATTGAAAACTCTCTATTGTTTTGTAAAAGATTAGTTATTTTAGTTTTTAAAGAGCTTGAAGGTAAACTATTCGGATTAAAGTTTTTGCTTTCTGGCAATGTTTTATCGAAATATGATTTAGCTTCTACTGGTAGGCTTGAACCTACTGTTGATTTCCATTTTGCTAAAATCTCCCAAACAGTTGGAGCGGTCATTTGCATTATCCCAGTAGCTCCGTATTGATTAGGTTTACTATCCTTTCCTCCACTTTCTGTAATAATAAAACTCGCTATAATAGAGTTGTCAATATCAAATATTGCTCCCCATTTATTTATAGTACTTTTGTTTTGTAAATAGACAGATTTCAGCAAAGCTACGTTTTGTACAATCACATTAGATTGAGAATAATTAACTTTTGAGCTTTCAGCATAAGTCTTATTTACATCTGGGTATTTTATGATAACTTTACTATACATAACTATTCTGTTAAAGGTTGAGTATTTGTAGGTTCTGTAAAATCTTGCTTAATAGCAATACCACCTCTAATCCTTGTTACTTTCTTTACCCACCATTGAGTAACGGCAAAACCACCTACTGCTACTGCAATGGTGGTCGCTATTAATAGTATTTTCTTTTTATTAGTCATTACCATAAAATTTTATCAGCATAATATCCAGCACTACCTACAACGTGTCGGTCTTTTTCGTGTCTTTCTTTATACAGTTGTCGTCTTTTATTAGCGTACCCTTTTTCGTAGTACCCTTTTTTTTCTTTTTGCAAATAGGTAGGATAATCGTTCATACCTCTTGCACCAATACTGGCTACTTTTTTACCATTTTTAAAAACATCAATCTTTTTCAAAATGCTGGAGGATGGTTTTATTTCCACCCCCAATGATTTTGCCTTTCTAAAGGAATATGGTAAAATTTTGTATGCCATTATTATCTATTCTTATTGAAGTAGTTTATAGCTCCAGCACTACCTACAAGTAGTAAAGCACCTATCGCTATTCCTAAAAATCCCATTCCGCTTTTTTCTTCCTTTTCTTCAATTACTTCGGCTGGAATTGGGTCTGGAGCTGGTGCTGGAGGAGTTTCTTTTTCTTCCTTTGCTCTTTTTTCAATTAAATCTTCTAAATCTTCAATAAAATCTTGTTGAACATCGTCAAAATATTCTTGAATTTGAGCTAAACTTTCTTCGCTTTGTTCTGTTGGTTCTGCATCGTGTTCTGATTGAGCCAATTTTAATCTTTCAGTCAATTTGTTATACCCATCTATTCTTTTTTCAAATGAAGAAGGCAACTTATTGTCTAATTTTTTTATTAATTCTTGAATCTTTTCCATAGGGTTTTGTTTTTAAAAAGTTTAATTAATTTACAAATATAATGTTTTTGTAAAAAATAAGGCATTAAATCACTAAAACTTAACACCTTATTATTTTTTTATTTGTTTTTAATCATTGCGTTAGCTCGTTTCAAAGCATCAGTCCATTTTTCTCCATCTTTACGAATTTTTTTAGCTAATATCATTGCGCTTCCAGCATTAGGGTTTCCAGCTCTCTTTTTAACCACCGCTCCTTTTTCTGCTTTATCGAACATTCCGTGATACTTATTAAAAGCCTTTTCTCTATCCGATTTATTTTTAAAATAAAACTCTATTTGATTTATGTTGAATTGCTCGTCTGAAATATCTTCCATATAAGGACTTGAAACTCCTATTTCTTTTAACATTCCTTTGAATTTAACAACATCCTTTTTTTCAACCTTTACTGGCTTATCATATAGTTCGTTTTTCAAAAAAGCTCCTTTTTCTGCTTTGGCATCATAGTTGGCTTTTTGCGCTCCAGCAATCTTATCCCCTACCTCTTTAGCTTCTTTAGCATCATAAGTCTTTCCGTACTCTTTTTGATACTTTGGTTCAACTCGTTTGCCTTTAAAATTCCTTGCTATTGCTCTTGATTTTTCTGCAAAGGAAACTTTACCGCCAGTTTCAAAAGAACTACTCATATTTAATCTTTGCGCAAAAGATTCTGCATTTCTTTCTGTGTAGAAAATATAGTTATCCATTTCTTTTCCTCTGTATGGCTTGTCTGTATGTCTGTTAATTGTTTGTCCTTTTGAATTTTCTACATACCAATACGTTTGAGTTCCTTTTTTTGGAAAAATACCTACATTGCTTTTTACTTTATATTCTTTTTCAACTTTTATTTCCGAAGCATTTTTCTTTATCCAATACCCATTAGAAGGCTTTATTTTTTTACCATCTTTTAGTTCAACAGAAACAATACTTCTTTTTGGATAATAAGTAGCCGATTCAGAAAGCTCTCCTCCATTTTTTAGAATATTAGCTCCGTTCAAAACATCGCTACCTTTGAATTTTAATTCTTTACCATCTTTTTTTACAGTAACAAATTTAATATCAGCGTGAACAATGTACTTATCAGCTTTGGTTGGCTTTGAATTTGAAAGACTAATCACCTCTGGGTCTGCAACATAATTTCTGTATTTTGAATCTGGGAACTTTTCAGTTCTCCATTTTTTCTCTCTAACAGTCATCTCTGGCTCATAGTAATTATTCCATACTAAAAACTCATTCATTAAGTGAGCGTTCATATCAGCTAAATGGTCATAGTCGGCTTCGTCAAGACTTCCTTTTCCAACTTCTTCTCTTTTAAGCATTGCTTCCATTTTCAAAGCATAGTTTCTCAACATATCTTTGTCTTGTCTAATTTCGCCACCAGATTCAGCACCTAACTTATCCCAAATATCAGCTTCTTTATCAGCTAAAGTATCTAAATACGCTTGTCTTTTTTCAAGTTTACCACCACCTGCGAATTTTACTTCTTGATTTTCAGTAAGCACTTCATCTGGTTTTGCATTAGTTCCTTTTACCATACGCATAGAA